AACAAATCATTGATAAATGGAAAACAATCCAATGTACACATTGTGATAGTAGATTAAATTTGCATGGTATAGATTGGTCAGCTATAATCTGTAGTTATTGCGAAAAAGAGATCCAAGCATAAATACACCCTAACATCTTCTAATCTCACGAAAAGATGCGCCACTGGCTCTTAGCATCTTATTGCGCCAGTTAATCTTTTTGTTATTAGCATACGTTGCAAAACAGTGTTCTAGGTGGACTATACTCCAATCAGTCCACCAATCGACTAATAGCGCACAGCTAGTTGTTTCACCATCTACTTGCGCATATGGGCAAAGTTTGTCTACTCTTGGTGATAATTTGCAGAGACTCCAAAAGTCTGCGTCCTGATGATCTAAAAGTATCTCTTTTAGTTCAGGGTAGTCATCTGCAATCTGTCTCCAAGGCTTATGACTTTTTGTCAATCTACTAGGCTTTAATGCCAAAAAAGTGTCTCCTATGTTATTCTTATATTATTTACCTCAGGGTAATTTTTATATTTTAGTGTAGAGGGAAATTTTTTCCCTTTTTTTAAAATATACACCGACGCAAAAAAAAGTGTGTATAAGTGTTATAAGTGTTATATCTATTTATTTATCGACGAGAGCCTATGTTTACAACTATGCACATCTAGGTGGCATAAGTGTTATAACTAAACACCCCTTTTTGGAGTTATGACACTTATGACACTTATGCACATGTTTCTGTGTACGGGTGTTTACAAAAATTTTTCATATTCATTTCTCAAAATTCTATAATGATTACGCTTTAGCTTTTCAATTCTACCATGTTTTATCAATTTTTGCGCAAATCTTGTTACAGTTGTTAAACTATTAATATTCTTTTTTTCTGCCAAACTGTCTGCTAGATCTTGAAAAGTAAAGTTATCGCCTTCTGTTTTTATATTTTTCAATATAGAATCTTCTTCACTTTCTTTAATCTTCGCATACCAAAACTCTTCATTTTTTGGAAGTACTCCAATGTTACTTAGCCATAACTCATCATCCATAAACTTAACTCCAATGGGTCTAGAGTGAAAATCTGAGTTAGTTCTCACTTTTGTAATCTTAACAATCTTGAGATCCTGACTAACAGCAGTGTCGCTCATTTGTATACAGTTATCTAGCCAATTCACAAATGTTTTACCACCACTTATCATATCGTGGTCTAATGCCCTTAAATCACCATTCATCTTCTTATGATGCGCCACCAACAGCCATGCACAGTTTCTATCCACACCAATACTTCTAATTTTACTTAACAGCCACTTGAGTTCATTGTTATCATTGATATTCTTATCAGTAGTAGTGTACATATTATCCACCACGACAACTTCCACTGGGTCATCAGAATTATGTAGTAATAAATTCATATCAATCTCTTCATATGTATCTACAAATAATTCTTTTCTCTTCTCATCTATAAAAGTAAGATTCTTATGTAAATACTCTATTCTCTCAGGATATCTACTTTTAATCGAGTTATACTGCGCTTTAATTCTTTCTTTATATTGGAGAGGCATCATTTCAAACTGCGCCACCAATACTTTTCTTGGCTGTGGACATTGAAATTTTAAAAAAGGAACACCAGCAGCAACACACATCGCAAACTGCAATGATAATATAGATTTACCTACATTACTCCCCCCAGCGATACACGATGTACCCCCTTTTATTAATATCTCATCAACAATGTGTTCTACTTCTCCCTCTTTTTCCATGTAATCAAATATCGATATCTCCGACAGACCTCCAATGGTACTTGGATTAGAACTAATATCATCGGTATTATTGCAAAGATCAACGAAAGAATCCCTATCATTACTATCTGTAAAATAATCTGTAACATCGTAAGTATTTGCTTTATCGTGGAATGTAACAATTCTAATCCTCCTATTTGAATTCTGAGTAATCAACGCCTTTGCCACCTTCTGCGCACCCTTCCTACCTTTTTCATCATTATCATAACAGATCACTATATCTTTTATAGGGGCAAGTGGTCTAATATCTTCAGGAATCGCCCCAGCACCTGATGTAAATGTGATTGCATTTATACCATTGACATTCAAAGTCACTGCATCTTTCTCACCTTCACATATTACCAGCATTTCATCAGGATCTACTTTATACAATGAAGAAATAGGATATATCTTACAAGATGCATCCCCAAACTGTTTAGATTTATGCCACTTTATATGTTCAGGAGATATCATAAACATTAACTGTATCTCTTCGTTATTATTCCGCACTCCAATTCCAAAATCATCACTTAGTGCATTATTATTCCAAGGAAGATTGAGTTCTTGAATTACCATATCAAAATGATCTATAAAATCAATTCTAGATGCAGCAAAATCAGATTGTTTAACAGTATGTGTCGTCTTGCTCACAGTTTGGACAGTGGTAAATTCATCAGGTAGTTTTCCATTTCCATTCTTTATTTGCTTCTCTCCAAATTGCCAAGTGTGCATACACCGAAAGCAATGCGCAGAATCCTGATATATCTGAACGCAATAATCTTTATACTCTTGGGTACATCCTTGAGGGGGATTATTTTGAGGACATTTAGCGCGTCTACCGCGTATATTATCAAATTCCATTCTTCATGTAATATAATTCAACTACCTTTTTAAATGCCTCAATACAGAGATCTAACTTCTCTCTTTTAATAGTATGCACATGAAATTTCCCATCTTCTTTACCGAATCTCAATATCAATCCTTTAGTGATCTTTGCCTTTGGCTGTGCAGCCTCATACATATATGTATATGCACCAAGTTGTAGCTTGTGTTCTTTGTAGGGTCCATACTTACTAGATTTCCAGTCGACAACAACAAGATCTCCTTTATACTTTCCAATATTATCAATTGTACCACCCACTCTGAGTTCTTCGTTCACTAATGATACTTCACTAGCCAGCCATTCATATGTGCCTTTTTTCTTCCATTCTAGATATCCAAAAAACGCTGTTAAAGCTGCTTTTTCTTGATTAGCAGTGAAGTCTTTTGTATCCACATCAAAGCCTTTTTGATTACCTTCGATTAATAGATGAAGTAGTGTTCCAATGTCGGCTGCATCCCTCATCACTGCATCTGCATCGTGTCCTTCCATCGTTTGTCTTTTTGCCCAATTGATTAAGACTTGCTTATTCCAGCCTAACGTATCATTAATGATTGTTGTTACAGATGGAGCGCGTGATCCATCGGCTAATTTATAGCTAATACCATGTAGTTTTGTCCTTGCCATTGTTGTCCTCTTTGTTAGTATTGTTAATTCTTTGCGGAGAGTCTCTTAGCGCCAACCAAGTAGTGTATGTCCTGAATTTAATCTCAGAGTTTCTTTTATTTTACTCTCCGCAATCTTCATCTCCGGGGTCGTTGCAGTAAATTATATCATCATCAACAAACAATGCGTCTGACTCACACTCAGCGCATGTGCCTATATAATATTGATCTATGTCATCATCATAAGGGATAGACTTGCAACACTCTGATATTTTCACACCACCCCAGTACCATGAAACAAATTTGCGCGTCTTTTAGCGTTTAATTTTCCAAAAAATTCATCTCTATCACTGATATACTTAGGATCTTTTAGTCCTTTGTATGGATATTTCCAGTTTGATGCATATTCTCTTCTTCGCCTTAAATCTTCACTAACACAACTTCTACACACTGTGCCTATCCCACTTTTTTGCGCTCTTTTTACGAATCTATCTAGTGTTAACTCCTCATTACATGTTTTACATATTTTCATTGGTATGTGTCCTCTATGTTATTTTGTGATTTCGTCAATATCACGCAACATTGATTGTTCCATGATATAGCCTTTTTCTGTTCGATATTGGTCTTGCAGAATTGTTTCTGCCCATTGCCATCCGACAAGGTGGTATTCTTTACCTACCTCAGTGACAAGCAGATATATGAGATTATATTCTGCTCTGTGATTGAGTCCTACTCTCAGCCAGCCTTGTTTATATTTCGTACACTTGACATCAATTTTAATGTCTTTATGTATTAAGTCATGCCCCAATCTGTTTGGTCCAATCTTCAAATCAGGATATACACCGAAATATTTACAAACTGCTATCTCTCCAGCCATCCCACGAACATCTAGTGCAATGCCGTGGTCGCCTTTCATTTGATTTATCTTATTTTGTTCATACCTAGCCGTCCCTCCTAGAACTGCTAGTTCCAACTCCACTTTGTTTAGGATCATTATTCTTTTCATGTTCAATTGCTATCATTAGTATGCTGTAGTTTATTATGTCAATGAGTCTAGATTTTAAAGACTCACCACTGGATATCTTTCCAGTTTTTATATAATTATTGATTGAATCAACATGCTTATTCATGTATATACCAGCAACTGCAAGTGGGTCTATATTAAATCTCTTCCCAATATTTTTAAAGTTTGCTAGCTTATCGTCACTTGATTGTGTGTACTCAATTGACTTACCATCACTAAGAGTGTTCGCCTCTTCGATTAAAGCCTCTCTAAAAGTGTTAAATCTTAAATTATCCATTTTTATCCTCTTTTGCTTTTAAAATTTGATCTATAATCCATTTTCTTTCATTTTGTTTATACTGCCTATACATCTTGATTAAGAACGCTAGTATTATCGTTGCTAGTATGACTAAGATTTCCATGATATCTCCTCGTGATTTCTTCCTCTA